CACTATTTTCATCTTTAATTTCAACTTCTTTAATGTCAAAATTGATTAGTTTCTTACCTTGTAGCAACTCTGTTGCCTCTGGTCTTGTATCTGATTTTACTAACATTTTATACTCCTAGTATCTTGTTTTTTATTTTTAATTGTACAAATATTTTCTTAACTTCATAAGTTACATATTTGCTCCAAAGATGAAGCCCACTACTGTGCTTAATCCAACCATAGTAGCTCATCACTACTCCTTGTACTTTTTCTATTTTAAGTATAGCATAGAATTTTAATATCAATGCTATACCTCTTTTAAAGCCTTTTACTATCTTCTTTCTAAGTAAAGTATATTTAAAAAAGAATCTAAAGCCCAAAAAATCAACACCTCTTATTTTTATAGGAGATATTTGATAATTTTCTTTAATAGTTAGTTTTAAATTAGTTCTTAAATACATTCTCATCTCTTCAAGAAGATAGTGTAAATATTTCTTATCACTACTAAGAATAACAACATCATCACAATATCTGTAATAGTACTTTACTCTTTTAACTTCTTTCATCCAATGGTCAAAATACCCCAAATAAAGATTTCCAAAATATTGACTCATATAGTTACCAATTGGTACACCTTTAGTTGAGTCAATAATTTCATCTAATAACCACAAAGTATCACTACATTTAATCTTTTTACGAACTATTTGTTTTAATATCTCATTGTCAATACTAGGATAAAACTTTTTAATATCTATCTTTAAAGAGTATTTTAATTTCTCTTTTCTGATAGTTGGCTCTACTCTACTTTTAGCTTTATGTATTCCTCTACCTTTTATAGACTGGAAAGTATCTTTAATTAATACTTTATGCCATACAGGTTCTAAGACTTGCATAATACAATGATGTATTATTCTGTCTGGGAAGTAAGGTAGTTTATAGATCTCTCTAACCTTACCTTTGTCTACTTTATTAAAGACAGTATAGTCGCTATTTTTAAATGTTTTATCTCTTAGCATTGCTTGAATTTTTAAAGCATATTTTTCTATATCTGCATCAACCATTTTAACTTCTTTGTAAAATGTTTTGCCTTTTCTTGCATTTTGGTGGGCTAGTTTAATATTTTCTAAATTATATATATTATGAAATAGATTGCCATATCTTTTCACAGTCTTGTCGCTCCCAAATCTTCCCCTAAAGTACCAATATGTAATGGAGTATAGTAGTGTATTTTACCATGTTGGTAAGGACAGTTTATATTCTTTATTTTTATACAAGATTCTGAGTCGATATTCGTATTCGAATTACCTGAAGAATTATTCGTATTCAGATAGAAAGTTCCAGTATTCGAACCATTATTCGCATTACTACTGAGTTTCACGACTAATAAACTGCCCTTTGTCATATTAAACTAACCTTGCCATACTAAAATGACAAGACCGAGCCGATAGCCGCAGACGAAACACCTGAAGAAGTATTCGTATTCAGATCGAAAGCACCAGCATACGAACCATTAGTCGCATAACCACCGAGCGTCACGACCCTATTTCCTGCAGCTTGATAATAGTAATCTGTAATTTTAGTACTTGAACCCGCACCAACCGAAGCAGGGAAGAATCCAGTCCCAACTTGCTCTAAAGTATTTTGCCAACCATTAGCATTTGCCATAGTAATTCCAGCATTCACATAGTCCCCACTAAATACATCATCTGCAAAAGTTGATGGATTATTATTAATAAATGGCACATTATCTTGAATATTAATACCATCTACCCAGTTCCAAATATTTCCAAAGAAGTCTTCAATTCCTCTATAAGACATGAAAGCTAAATCAGCAGCTGCATCATCTGCATCACCTGAATATTCATGATTTCCAGTAGCATTACCAGAAGTATCACTTCTACCATTAATTCCAATATACGAACCATTTGACCAAGCTCCACCTGATAATTGAGTTCTTCCTTGACCGATTGCAGCTTGACTATTAAAAGTTCCAAATTCAACTAGCATTAGCAATTGAACTGCACTAATTAAATTCCAATCTTGTAATGCCCAACCTTGACCAATTGCAGCAGCTTTAGTTCTAAATGAACCTCTAGTCATTGAACCAGCAGGATATACACCACTTGCTGAAATAAGTGTACTTCCACTTACAGATGCACCATAAGCACCAATGTATCTATTGCTTACTTCTACACCATTCTTAACGAACGCTGGATGTACACTAGCACCTTCAAATGGCTCTAAGTTAATCATATGATTATGTGTCCCATTACTGTACGTATACTTGTGGTAGAACTTTGGTATCTCTACCATTACATTACCATCTGCACCCGTAAGTACTGCGTCTGTACCGTCAGCTTTCTTAGTACTGTCATTAGCACCTAAGTAGTAGTTTACTGTCCCATTTACTAGTAGTGTTACTCTTCTCATCTTTCTTTGGATGTGAGTAAAGTCACTTCCACCAACTCTTGCATATGTATCGTTATCTTGATTCCAAGTAACCCCATACGGCTCTATGTCTTGTATTAGTACAATGTCCCCACTACCAACAATACTCTCGCCATTAATAGTCTTAAAGTCTGTAGACTCTAATTTGTCTGTGTTTAAATTGTTAAGGTTGCTATCCATCTCTAAGTGAGTTAGAGCTGACCCCTTGCCACTTCTTGTTGTTACTGATGCCATATTATTCTCCTAGAATGTAATCGCTGTCTATATAATTAGGCTCAAAAAATAAAGCCCACCAAGTTTGAAATACTTTTGTAACCCCAAAGCTACAAGATAAATCAAACATTTCTAATCCATTACTTCGAAAGTTACAGACTCTGTAAAGTTAAAGCTTGAAACCCCAACATTTACAACTGTAACCCCTGTCATAGTACCAATAGTACCAGCACCATTAATCTGGTATTGAGTAGGTTCAAAAACTCTAATAGCAACTGCATCTGATACATCAATACTTGAAGCCGTTACAATCCTAGTAGGGGCAAACCCTTGTATTTCTTTGCCGTTATGGTCTTTAGCTAATAAGCTCATATTTATCCTCTGTTTTAATATCTCTTATATTATATAATAATTTTTAAATTAAGTAAACACCTGCACTATTTTTATAGTGTGTTTCGCAATACTCTCTAGCAGCTATTTGCATTGCACCAGACTGGTCTGTTTCTACAGATAGTGTGATAAACTTTCTATCTCTATCTAATAAGTCATGTTGTAATTCAAACACATCTCCAACTTCTAATTCAGCATTCTTAACAGTAGTTGCAAAGCTTATAGCTAGTGGTGCTTGCTTGATTCTATTACCCTCAGCATCTTCAGTATATCTCATAGAATTTAATGTTATCTCAGCTAGCTTATTCGCTTGTAGAGAATTAGTAACCCCTTTAATGTCTAAAGTTTTCACATTAGATTGTCCATCCAGCGCAATCAAGTCGCTATCTTCTTTACTCGCTTTAGCACTTAACCAATTATCATTAGGCTCAATATATTTTAGCTCTATTTTGTTTGCTATCTCTTGAAATCCTTTCATAGACACATTAAGTGATCCATTTAGAATATCTCCTGCTGTTAATGCTTTCGCTACTGAAGACCCCTTTTCATCTATTTTTAGCTTCCACTTTCCTTGGCTTAATACTATTTGCCCTCTACAAGTAGCTAAAATATCTACAATACACGACTGTATATTTCTTTGGCTATTAAATACAATATTAGATGAATATCCGTAAGAGCTACACTTTTGCGAAGCATTTATAAAGCTAGGATAATCAATAGATATTGGTGGTATATTTAACCCTTTAGTTAGTAGATTCAATACTTGACTTGCAGGATTATACGAATAATCTCTTTCTAGCCATTCAACATTCCTAATTTCTCTAATTTCAACCTCTAGGTCTGACCCTGTTCCACTCCCCGTAAATATAATATCCCAATAGTCCGACAGCTCTTCCTCTGAATACCAATCTAGGGCATCACTATTGTCTAAAGTTATCCAGCCCTCATATCCTGCTGACACAACTACAGGGTCGCCAAAAGATGTTCCATCGGCATCCTTGGCAAATATTTCCAACCCAATATCTGTCTTAATATAAATCTCAGCACTTATTATTAAAGTCTGATTGCTAGGAGATGTAGAATTGAATTGAATTCTGTTGTCCATATCTAATGATAAATTATCTCCTGCAACTCTGTATCCTGTAGTTGAGATATTGCCATCAAATAAATTAGACTCGCCAGAGCTACTAGAGGAATAAGTACCACTAGAAAAGTAGTAAATATTATTATTTACAACATCATCTTTAATGTCGTTTATTTTTTGACCTTTTACTGTTGCTGTTATTGCATCTAGTTGCGTATGATTATTGTCTGTAGCATCATATTCTTGGTGTACGGCAATAAAAGCCACATTTGGTGGAATAGTAAAGTTATCATTTGCTAAATCTGCATTTTGTCCATTAATAATGTCGCCTGCTTCATTCTTGGCAAATTCTGTAGCTGTTAATACCGTTCCTGAGTCGCCTGAAGTATGGTATACCCTGCAATGGGCATAAGTAGTAGTAAAAGCAAAATTTCCCTTGTAGGACATTTCATCTTCCCCTGCATATAAAGTAATAAAGTTTTCTAGCTCTCCCTCTGATAATACTTGAATTGCCCAATAGTGCTTATTATTTGAGCTTCCCCCGTAATTATTAGCAGTTTGGAATATAACATTAGAACCCACTCTGTTTTCACCAAATATAATAGGTACTGCCGACACATTGTCCCTTTTAGTTTGTAATTTTTGACCTGCATAAGCATCGGCTCCCAATGTATCTGGCATCTCAGGGGCTAGTGCTGAACCTGCTAATGAAGCACCAACCAGTGTGATTGCTGCAGACCAAAGTGAAACGCCTACAGAAGCAGAATAAGCACCAGCCATACCTGCCGTAAAACCTCCCGCCCCATACATTAGCCCACCTGCTAGACCACCACTAAAGTATATTAATGCCACTCCTGCAACTACTTTTACTGCTTTACTCATCTCGTACCCTCATTATTTTATCCTTTTTTTCTATATCAACTAAGCAAGGCTTTCCACTTCTTAGTCTTAAAGTCATATACTTGTATTGATTAATAGCAATTCCTATACTATCTTTAGTTAATATTATATCGTTTTCCCGTGCAAAAGGCACAGTATCACAAAAGCTCTCAAAATAGCTGTAGTGTATTTTTCTAGCCAAATACTTGCTTGCGTTTATGCTGAAATGTTCAAAGTCAGCCTCGCTGTAACATCTCCATTCCTTAGGTATTCTATCCCCATAAACAGACTTTAATCGCTCGTAAGAGTAAC